CGGGGTGCATGGTTTACGTACGCTCGTTTAACACACGTAACGTACGGTTAAAGCACGCGAATCCTGAGTTCCTAAGTGAGCGTGACGAGTGGTTAGTTAAGTCACCGCTGCACGCAGCCTGGTTATTCGAGAGCATGATTAAATATGCCGGCGTTAACTTCTGGTGCCGCTCAACTAGCCGTCAAATTGTAACTCCGTGGGCGAATACCGCTGAGAGTCGTGATGACCTCCGCCGAAGGGGAGTTCAACTCGTAACTCATGCTATCGAGACGAAAGAAATGCGTCCGCACGTTGCGGATATCGCAACACCCTATCAATTTATGGGGGCTGCCTGGGCAAACTCCCGCCCATACGTCATGAATGTCTGGTCGTGTGGCTCAGGCAAGACTCTCGGGGCAATTATGGCGGCTCTTGGGCGTCCTGGTGACGTTGTTGTGGTCTGTCCAGCTAAAGCCCGGCACGTCTGGTGGAGTCAGGTCCAAGAGTACACTAACATTACGCCTTTCCGCGTTAAGCCTCAGGCTGAAACCCGTAAGAAGGACAAAACTTTTAGTCAGTACGTAGATGAGTGCGCAGAAACCGGTCAACGCAAGTTTGTCGTGGTCGGCGCGGAGTCAATCGCCGATAACATAGGGATTATCCGGGGTATCGCCCCTGAAATACTCATATTGGACGAGATTCACACGCATGGAAACAGTAAACGCTGGACGGCGATTCATAACGTCGATGGTAGTGTGCGTTTCGAGAAGCGGAAGACATCGGCGAGCAAGAACCCTAACTCACAGGTAAATCGCCACGCTCGCGCAGTTGCGATGATGGAAGTGTCGAGGATTTCGAGCATCGACCTCCGTATCGGACTGACAGCTACACCCTTGGATGATGGACGCCCTCGAAGGCTGTGGTCACAGCTTGATTTGCTGGCTCCTGGCGGGTTCTCCCACAGCTACTCTAATTTTGCTAGTCGCTACTGCGATGCTCGGCCTGGCGCCTACGGGGGCATGAACGATAGCGGGTATTCCAACATCAAAGAACTGAAAGCAAGGTGCTCGTTCTTTGTACACGAAGTTCCGTACAGTGAGTCGCACTCGAGCCTTCCGAGTACGCGAGTTCAGGTAGATTACCTGGGTAACACTGAACTTAATCGTGCCGATCGGTTTAGCGACGAGCAAACGTTTAATCAAGCGGTACGTCAGATGACTCGTGAGGCGGCGACCCGGCCAGAGGGCCGAGAGCGTGTCGTCGAGGCGAGACTTGCCGAGGCCTGCGGGCGTAAACGTCGGTACGTCATCGAAGAGGCTATTGAGGGCCTAAAGGGCGGCGGTAAGGTCGTAATCTTTACTGCGCGCAGGCGTGAGACTGAGTTGTGGGCCCATCAATTGCGCCAGCAATTAAGCAAGGGGGACGAGGCCCAGAAGGGTGTGCCCGTGTGGATGGCCCATGGCGGTGTGTCTGAGACTGAGCGAGACCAGATGATTGATGCCTTCAGGAACAGCGATGAGGCGTGCTGCCTGGTGGCTACGGGGCAGAGTGTGGGTACCGGAGTTGATGGTATGCAGACGGCGAACCTCGCTATCTTTGCGATGCTTCCTTGGAAGCCTGGTGATTTCCTTCAATGGAAGGGCAGGTTTGACCGTCTAGGAGGCAGCCCGACGCTTCTTAAAGTTGTGGTCGCTCAAGGAACGTACGACGAGCGTGTCGTTCAGATTCTCGTAGACAAGTTTGGCCCTATCGAGTCCTTCCTTAAGGCCGATGAGCTTGATGGCTTGGGCGACAAGCTTCTCGGTATGGAAGACGAGGACGCTCTTGTAAGCAGCATTATCAGCAAGTTGGAGGTAGCGTGATGGATTTAGATGATGAACGACTTCACCGTAGGCGAGTGCCTTGGAGGCTCCTGGAGAAAGAGGGAGTTGATCCTCAAGAGGTGTTGATTGCGGCTCAGAAGCGACGCCTGTGGAAGCTTGCACTAAGCGCAAAAAGCCGAATGGAAAACCAACGCCGGAAGGCTGCGGGATGAGAAAGATTCTTATCGACGCAGGAAGGTCTGACCGTGGGTGGTCACGTATCGGAACCTTCTCCCGATGTCCGCAGTTGTTCGCCTATGGGCAACGGCTTGACCTTACGATGATTCCTGCTCACGCTTTGACTCGTGGGAGCATGGGCCACATCCTCCAGGCGCATCAGCACGCAATCTGGGGGGCTCCCTCCGATGAAGGTGTCTGGGTCGATGAGACATGGCACGATGATCCCGCCGTGTTTCTCGACCCTGAAGAAGCCGTAGAGATGTGGTGCGATACCAATGGTGGGCATGAGCATCTTGAACGTATGCTTGAGACCTTTAGGCGGTACATGTCGAAACACCCCGAACCTCCGGGTAACGTGATTAAAGTCGAGTACCCCGTGACTGCAGTTCTCGGAACTAAAGACAACCAGTGGGGTCTATGGGTTGTACACGCTGAGGATACAGGTTTCAATCGTCGAGCCGCAAAGGTTAAGGCTTGGGACGGAGGCGTGATTATTCCGTCACCGCTAAATTGCCCCGGCCACCCAGATTCAGGGGCTGCCCTGACGCTGACCAGACGTCTCGACATGGTTACTAAAGAGCGCGGAGGACGCACATTTATCTGGGACCACAAGCACCAGGCTCGCGTGCAGGCGAACAAGAATGTCGACGGCTACGCAATCGATGGTGGGTTCGCGGCGTTCCGAATCATGGGCAAGCAGATGTACGGTAGCGACTTCGGCGGCCTGGGGCTTAACTTGATTCAGACTCAGGCTCCCTGGCGCGTCGCGCGTCCGATGGTTCCTGCGACACCTCACCGAGATAATCATTTTGCCGAGATGATTTGGCGCGATGAGCACAGGCTGGCTCGGCTTGAGGTAGATTCACCCAGCTTCTGGGACTGGCCTAAGGTTCAGCATGAGACCTCGTGCATCGGAAGATACGGCGCTTGCCCCGGCATTAAGTTTTGTTTCTACGGCGAAGCCGCAAAGACTATTTAGGAGAGAGTAATGAGTAAGTCAGATCCGCTGCCGACTGTAATGATTACAGTCTACGGTAAACCCAAACAAAAGAAAACGAGTGACGCGCTAGCTGCGTTTCCCAGGGCATTGTTCCTTGGGGTGCCGTCAGCGATTACGCTTGTGGCTCAGAATGAGTTGGGGTTTAGTCCGTCAGTACACCCCGATTCACCGAAGAATCTTACTGACCTCGTCAGTATGCTGAAGAGCTTTGCAGAGATTAGCGACAAAGCATCGCATGACGCCCTCGTCGTGGATGACATTAGTCACTTGTGCCAGCGCTCAATGTTCGAGTGGACGGAGAATGCGCCCGCCGGCCGCAGCGGAAAGAAAGATAGGTTCTACCCCTACCAGCAGCTAAACCAGCACTTACTGGAGGTGGCCCATACGTCTTGGTACCTGGGGGTTCACTTACTCATGAATTTCCACGAGCGGATGCCCGGCACAAACGCGGAGGGGAGATTCTGCCCTGGCGGCCCCGATGTGCCTTCGAGGAATCAAATTGAGACGCTACCATCTTGGTGTGACATCAACGTTCGCGCGATGGTGGACCCTACGTACCCGGACCCGTGGTTCCCAAGCATCTACTATTGCGACCCGACGAATCCTGAGTGGGTAACCGGTGACCGCACGGGAACTTGTTCGGCGAAGACTCCGGGTAATCTTCGCGAGATCTTACGCGCGAGCAAGAGCAACTACCAGTTGAGCCGCATCGAAGGCCTCGAATGGCAAGATGACGTTGCTCAGTCGGTCGCAGATGATATCATTAGCGGGGCTGATGTATCCGAAGCGATTAAGTCAGCCGTGTCGGGTCGGACTGACAATCGGTTGCATCTTCGCTGGGCTTGCCAGGATGGCATTGCGCGTGGCGTATTGGGTCAGCAGGCAACTCAATCAATGTTTGATTTTTCTAACGAGGAAGCTCAGAGTAATTCGTCTCCGAATCTTCCACCTCCACCACCAATTAACTAACAACAAAAGGAGCTATCATGGCTATCAAAGTATCAGGAAACGCATTTCAAGGAATCAGTGCTCTCGGGGCTTCGGCGCCGGAGGCGGGCTACTACGAGGTCAGCGTCGTAAATATCGAACGGGCCTCAACGGACAAGGCAACGACTCGTCGAGTTCACGTTCAATTTGAGAACGGGTTTAAGATGTTTTCGTTTCTGAGTCTTCCATTCGATGACACAGGCGCGCTGTTCACGGACCTCACAGATAAGCAGTTGCGTGGTCGACTCGCGGTACTC